GTCTTCCACCCATAGCTGGTTTTCCAATTTCTGGCATTTCAAACTTAGGTAAGTTTGAAAAATCTATGTTAGGTATGTTTGGTATGTTAGGTATGTTAGGTATGTTGGTTCTAGGCATTACAGGCGGAACAAAAGGGACTGGATCTCCAACTGGCATCCTTGTTACTCTGCCTTCTAACATATCGCCTATGCTCATCCCGGACCACGAGGTCCATCTGGTACTGGCATAGTTGTGAATCTTGGTTCGTCCACAGGCATAGGCCCCATTGGAGGAAGATCTCTAGGATCAGGCAAGAAACTTTCAATTGGCTCTGGTTCACCCATTTCCATTCTGTCTCTATATTGATCCATAAGATCATCGTAATCGATATCAAAATTAGGAANGCCGCTAAAATCTAAGTCTCTTATAAAATCTGGTATCCCCGGAAAAGGACCGCCTGGTACAAAAGGATCNGGTTCAGGCATTGGAGTTGGTTCTGGTGTAGCCAACTGGCCTTCTAGCTCTGCAATACGATCCATCATCTCTTGGAACCTTGTATCTTGAGCTGCTTGTTCTTCAGCACGCTGTGCCATCTCAGCTTCTCTGATTGGAGCTTGAGTTGCTTCGTACTGTTGTTGAAACTGTTGACCCATGGGGCTTTCCATTTGACGCATGAACTGTTGCCCAATTGGATCAGGTCTTACATCAGTTGGCATGAAAGCTTGAGTGGGCTGAGGTGGGGCATTGTAGCCTTGGGGGGTAAAATATGCTGGTCCACCCACAACCGCTGTTGGTCTGCCTATCGGCATGGGTTCTGGTGGTAATGCCATTTGGCCAGGTGCTTGACCCAAACCTTGAGAATAGCCAGGTACTCTAGATGGTTGACCATACATCTGATTTTGTAAACCAGCAGGTGCAACCATTGCATCACCAATCGCCATTTAAGAAACTCCGTTAAATTTAGTGCCTCGTAAAGCAGCGCCACCCCCACGAGATTTACCTTTGCCATATGGTTTAGGTGCGCCTGGGTTTGGCATACTTTCTACTTGCTTGTAGTTTACAGTGCCTTGGTCTTTGATGGTTACGCTTGGTTTAACGCCTTTTACTTTTTCCATTTTTATTACCTTTATTTTTTCTTGCCGCTTGTAGAGCAATCGCAATGGCAGTTTTCTGTTTCTTACCACTGCGTGTTAATTCACTTATGTTAGCAGATATTGTCTTCCTACTGCTACCTTTTTTTAAAGGCATATTATTTTTTCTTTTTAACTGCCTTCTTAACTACCTTGGCCTTAGTCTTAACGACAGACTTAGACTTTTTGGCTTTAGACTTGACCGTTTTGGTTGCTTTCGCAAGGACCTTGTCTGCATCTTTGTCTGCTTTTTTGGCGATCTTGTCGATGTCGATATTTGCATTCTCATTGATGATCGGTTGATTGCCATTTAATTTTGCCTCTTCTTCTTTCATTACAGCCTTGTTTATTGCTGTCATTTTTTGTCTAACTGAACTCATTTGTTACCTCGCATGATATCCATTGCTTTGAATTGATTTTGTTGTTCGATCCTTTCACGAGCAATTGTGTCTTTCATCATAGCAATTTCTTTTTGAATTTGTAACCTTTGCTCTGCAAGTTCATTGCCTTGCATGGCTTTCATTGCATCAAACTGTTGACGCTGCACAAACTCTTCACGCTTGCGTTGTACATCATCAGCTTTAATGTCTAGCTCTTTGCCCCTTAATTCTACCAGTGGATCTGGCATGGGTGGAGGTGGCATAAACATTTGATTAATTTGTTGCATTAACTGAGCAACCACCGCAGATACATCACGAGCCACAGAATCTTTTAGTTGCTGTTGATAACCCATAGACATTTCTGGTGGCAACATATTGATCTGTTGCATTGTTGCTTGGAACTCTGGGTTCTGAGCATTTTGTTGATCTACTATTTCAGCGGCCCTAAATGAAACATGCTGATAAACGTGTGCTTGTATAAGAGATAAGACTGGCGGATTCGATTGAGCAGTAATGGTGTTATACAAAGACATGTGTGAATTAATGTGTGCATCATGATCTTGTCCCATAAATGCTTGTTGGGGCAATCCTGTAATCAGCCCTGCGTTCTCACTTGCTGGGTCCATAGGTTGTGGCTGTGGAGGAGGTGGCAATAACTGTTCTATGTTTTGTACTCCCATGGCCGCGTACATTCTTCTATAAGCTTCATGAATACCATTCGGGCCATGAATCTCTGGATTGCTTTGTACTGTTCTAAGTAACTCTTGAGCCATCATGACTCGTTGCGCCATAGAGAAAGTATTCGGATCTGATATTGGTAAGACGTCTACACGCTCATCAAAGTCCACAGCCTTGATGGTTTGATTACCATTGGCTGTGTTGTACGGATAAGCAGGTGGCAAGTATTCAGCAAAAACCTTGGATAAGATTTCAAACTCAATTCTTTGAGATGCATGCAATCTTTTGTGAATTGCAGACATAACTCTTGTGCCACGCTCAAGTAGAGCAACCGTTGTACCTACCGGCGCATTTTGATTCGCATCACCAATTTGCATGTCAGCAATAGATGCGAAACGCCGACCACTATCGACAAGGATTCCCAGGAGAGAAAGTAGAGTTTGAGAAGGTTCCTTGAACGGTAACGGTACAAAGGCGTCTCGCAAACTTCCACCGGGAGCGTCCATGTCTCTGAACTCACCTGGTTGTAAGGGTTGATCGTCATTGCGAATACGAATTCCACGCGCCTTAAAGCCAGCTGGTAAATTGGATAAAGTACCAGCGTCAATAAGTTGACGTAGAATGGAGGTCGAGGCTTTGGATAAGCCTCCGATCATGTGGGTTAAACCAAAGCCATAGAATCCTAGGCCTGGTAAAAACTTGTAATGCACAAAGTAATTGATGCGTTCTTTTAACTGATCATTTTCTTTGTAGTTTCTTCTGATGGACAATACTTTGTCATTGGCCATGGTGACGATGTAAGGCAACTTAATGCCTGTCTCTTCACCTTCAGCGTTCATGTCTTCAAAGCCCGGTATGTCTAACTCGACATGGGACTCAAAGACTTGACAGCTATCATCGTCTGAATAGCTAGGCTCAACGCCCTGTAACTTATCGATCTCCTCTTGGATTTCGTCAGTTTCGTCTGGATTTACTGTTCCATAGTTTAGTTCTACATCACGATAAAAACCGACTTGTTGCAGCTTGCGTATTTCATTCATTGACATATTAATCACATGAGTGATTCTTGTCGCGCTGTGTAAGTCTGTTGCTCCGTATGGAACAATTAAGTCTTCACTTGGAATGAACTTAGAAACTGCTCTGCCTAAGTTTTGATCGTAATATACTTTTCTAAAAGCTGAACCACTCAGCGGTAGATAGAACAACATCTGATCGGTTTCAGAATCATACTCACGCATAACTTGCATGAGCTGATAGTTCATGAACTCTTGCACGCGTGATGCTTGTTGTTCTGTTTCAGGGGTAGCCATGCCAATGACTTGTGTCTTGACTGGGCCTTGCGATGGTAAGAGTTCGTTATAGGCTTGCGCTTGAAACTGAGTTACAGATTCTGCAAGCAATGGATGCATAACACCAGAAGCCCCATCAAATGGTTGGGTTCTTTCTTCGTAGTTCATGCCAAGATATTCTAGGCCTTCGCGATATGTTTTTTCCCATTCTTTGCGTGACTCTTTGTCAGCATCGATGTTGCCCATCAAATCATTTTTGACTGAGTTTAAATCTCCGTCATCAATGATTTCAGCAAGGTTGGCATAGAAGTCTGTATCTTCTACAATAGGAGTGGGCATGCCAAATGCAATGTTGCCATCTTCAAGTTGCTCAAAGTTATCGAAGTCTGCATCCTCTTCAGTTACATCAACTTCTAGCTCCATGCCTTTGGATCTATCACGAACCTTAAGTTCCATCTGCTCTTCGATAGTGATTGCTTTATCTACGTCTGACATTTATTTTCTTCCTTTTAGATATGCTTTGCCATATCCCTTTTTAGCCAACCCGCCTCTAAACATTTTTTTTGGCTTAGATTGCACAGATTCTAAATGAGGTTGTTTTTCTCTAAGCTCATCAATTTCTTTCATAACTTTTTTATGAGCCGGAGAACCATATGGTAAATCCATTCCTTTGTTGTAAAGCGTTAAAAGTTTTACTCTATCATCTTCTTTCATTGCATCATAAAGCAATTTTTTTACAACTTTTTTAGCCACTTTTCTAGCCACTATTTTATGCCTGCTTGTCTCGCTCTTCTTGAGTTAGCGTTTCCAGCAGCAACAAAACCACCATATTTAAAAGGAGTTGCTGCTTTGCCAAGAACTTGATCTACTTTTGAACCAGGTGCTACCTTTGATGCAATTTTGGATGCTGCTTGAAGCGGAGCAGTTTTAGCTTTATATACTGCTCTTCCTATCCTTTTTAATGCTTTTTTAGCCATTACCTTCTGCCTTTCATGTAAGCTTTACCAAAACCTCTTTTAGCTGCGCCTACTCCTCTTCTTTTGCCACCATTTCTGTTGCCCTTAGAAGCCATACCGCCAGATCTATATCCTTTGGTC